AAAGCTGCCTGATCCAGCACCTTTAATTGCAGAGATGTTTTGACCCAGCGTGCCGCCGACTGCTCCCGGTCCGGCGACCGTCATAAGGGATAATGGACTAGCCCGCCCCTTGGCTACGTCGTAAACGGTCCACGCTTTAGTGATTAGCGCGGCTGCTGGTTGCCAAGGCCCAGGTATAAACTGAGCGACCTTAGCAACAGGCTTTACAACTTTCTTAAAAACCTTTTTAGTTTTTTTCCAAAGCTTACTTAAGAAACCAAACTCTTCTAACCCGGTTATTGGGTTTAGTGATGCAATTCCGATAGAAGAAACAGCCGTTTCTGGGTCAATACCCAGCTCTTCAAATTTTTTATTAACAACGCTTTCAAATCGCTCATCTTCAAACGCCTCTGGAGGTATAATCACTTCGCCTGGCCTTAAATGGGCTAAGGCAGTATCTTCACCGCGACCTTGCATTTGTACTTGTGCAGCCATTCCACCCAGAGGCGCCGCAAGTCCAACCGCCGCAGATTCTATCAGGCGGTCCAGCACTTCAATTTCGTCTGGATCTGTTGTTTGTGCTTTTTGTATTTGCAAGCTTTCTATGGCTTGCTGTACTTCTTGGGCTGGATTTCCGCGCTGCTGCTGCTGCTGCTGTTGCTGCTGCTGTTGCTGCTGCTGCTGCTGCTGCTGCTGTTGCTGCTGCTGCTGCTGTTGCTGCTGCTGTTGCTGCTGCTGTTGCTGCATCCATTGCCTTTCTGAATCAGATATGACGGCTCCAGTTTCCCGCTTTAATGGCGCCCCTCCGCCTTGGACGGGTTGTACTCCGTGAACCCTTAATAATGCGTTTATTAGATCGTTGTTTTCCATAATCACGTTATCTCTACAGTAACCGCCCCCACCGCAAAGGTAGCCGCGACCCCGGTAGGATATGTTTGGTGCTCATATAAATTTCTAAAACTGCCCCCGTCATATGCTTGATGCACCCCCACGGTTGTGTTAAATATTATAGCACCTGCCGCAAATCGTAGCCCAGAAATGTCTGTTGCGCTAAAATGACCCACTTCATCTGGGTCGATTGCCCCCAAATTTATTTCTAAAACTCTCACTAACCGGTTAAAAGTATCTGTAGAAACAGATTCGCCCTGGGACTGGGGCAATCTTGTGGGCAGTAATTTAGACATTAGCCTCGACGCCCAGAAGCTTGTATATCCAGCCGCGTGTTACCTACCCGCCATTTGTAATCTTTCCTGTTGGCAGCAACCGAATTATCGTCGTCTGATTCAAACCGAATAGCCAGTTGCCTGGTCCTAGTGCGCAAACCGCCATAAGTAGTTGTCGGCGTAATTTGCGTTGTTGAATCTGTGGTTAAACTCTCGCCAGGATAATTTCTGCGCTTGATCACCGCATTAATGGCCGGTGAATTGAAAATGCCACGGGAGGTATCAAACTGCACGTCTGGTACCATCTTTTTTACGAAGGCAAAGCTGTCACCATCATCGCCCAAGTCAATATCGCCCGATTGAATAAAAACATTGTCCATGCTGTCGGTATCATTGTTATAGCCGGTTTCATGCAAATAAATGTAACCAGACCCAGACACCTTGCCAGCCGCCCTGGGCTTATCCTCAATGCCGGCATCAAGCCAAGCATAACGCACCATAGATCCAATCGACCATGTTTGTTCTTCGAAGTTATATATGGCGTAACGAGATATTTCCTCGGTGTCGTCCTCCAGAGACGGGTAGAAGAACCACACCTCAGAAAATTCTGCGTTAACAACTGTATGACATTTAAACGCTTGCCCTAAATCTAAGTCATCAAACACATAGTCCTGGACCGAACACGGTAATTTTTGTACTGATCCGTTGTAATAGTAAAAAGCATTTTTAGACATGAAATACACGCCATTTGGCGCGTTAGCTGCTGCCTTTGGTCCTATAAGGCCAGCACCTTCGTTGATTAAATTCAGAGCAAAAGTTAAAGGCGGTCCAATAAAGTTCATGCTGTACAAAGAGGTGTCGGTCCATATTAATGTTTCTTGTCGGGCTTTCACGCCACCAATTATTAGTGAGCCAGAGGACAAGCGCACTGAGCCAGCACTGTTAGTAGTCAGAGCCTCAAACTCTAGTTCATTTTCTGTGTCTGAGAAAGCAACCAACATCGGATCAATGGCTCCCGTCCTAGCGGAGCTGCTGATTGGATCTGCGCCCAGCACAATCAAGTGTCTGTCCGTTTCGGACGTGATGACTTGCAATCCGACGGTTGGCACCAGGTTAGCGCCACTGATACCGCTTAAAACTAAAGCTCTAACGGACAGGCCGTTGTTTTCAACCCAACGGTAAATACCACCGCCTCGCGGGTTGATTATTAAGTTCTCACCAAAGTTGTCGTGGGTCCACAATCTTAATTGGCCTACCGCTGTGATTGCGTTAGTAGATCCAAACGTACTAGCCCCCCATGTGCCTACGCCAAAACCAGCAGAAGGAACATAAACATCAAGGCCAGAATTAATTTGGTATACGCCATCCACTCCCGAGCCGCCATTTCCGCTGTCGCTTGCATTGGCAGTCACCTCATCGCCGTCCGTGTCTTTGGCTGTTATTTCAAATGTGTTATCGCCTGTGACGAGGCTGATTTGATATTCTTGATTTAAAACATCAGCTGTAACCAAGCCGCCGAGTGTTACGGCGCCAGAGATTGTAACAAAATCACCATTGACAGCCCCATGGCTTGCGTCGGTCGCCGTGATAGTTGAAGAGCCGTTGGTGGCCGCAAAAGTAATGCTATTTGTGGACGTTTTTCTAATTGGCGTTACGTCATTATAAGCCTGACCTTCTTCGATGTAATATTTTTGCGTTGTGCCTATTCCTAGATATCGCGCTCCGCCCAAAGAGATCCATGAGTGTAATGCTCTTGCAGAGCCTATATAAGTGTTTGCAGTCAGCTTTTCCCAGCCGCCTATTTTTTCTGGTCGGCCTTTTCTAAAGCGTACAAGGTTTCCGTCAACCCAACCGTTTTCATTTGAATAGTCGGTTTCTTCTTTGTTTATTCCCGCCTTAAAATTGAATACTGTTAATGGCATAACCAGATACATTTAACCTGTTTAAGCCAATCGGATTATTGCTGCCGAGCTTGAGGCGCTTGGAAATACAACCGTAAAATCACCAGCCGTGCTGGTTTTATCGCTACCAAAATCAATAGCACAAAGCGCTTTATTGCCGTTGGTGCTGTTATACAAAAGACAGCCTCTCGCCGTCACAGTCGCTGTGCCAAAAGTTTCGTCTGCAAAATCACACACAGCAGTAGTTCCGTCCAAAGCCGGCGTTACGTTTGTCAAAGCCTGGCCTCCCGCAGAATAATTTGTGCCTGAAGATTGTCCCGTTGTGACGTATACAGTAGTGGCAGCACCCAGGGTAGCTGAAGACGTATAAAGCGCCAGGTTGATAGTGTCCGCCCCGTTTGTTAGATTATGCCCCTCTACAAGCAATTCTTGCTTGAAGCTTGAGCATATCGCTGATGATATTGCCATTTTATAACTCCTTAATAATGTCTGCCATGTCACCATGACCCTGGCTGCGTAACAAGTGTACCACGCTTGTCCGATCTGAACTGATTCCGCTGCGGATACCCCTTAACACTATATCATAAACTACATTTTTAAAAGCCAAAGCTTGTTGTTTGACATGATCTGGGGCGTGATCAGAAATTCCACAAATTTTGTTAGTCACCATCGTCGCCCAAAACTCAGGATCATGTCCCTTATTGTTAGTGGTGTGTACGCTAACCTCCCCAAGCTGTATAAAACTATCAGTCATCCTTTAAATGGCTCTGGCGGAGTTGGCACTGTTCGTAGTGTGGTTTTCCCACTTTCCATTAATTGGTCCATCTCAGACTGGTCACATACGAACCACTCGTCTTCATCTGGTATCGCTACTTTGGGATCTTCTAGACGATGATAGCCGTAGAGCCTTTCTGCCACCGGTACATTAGAATCTAACAAAGTCGATCTTGGGCTTACCCCTACTTTAATCTTTTTTTCAATACATTTTGATAGCCAAAACTCTACGCAAGCTCTGCCAGCCTCAGCAAAATGCAAATTGCCTTTATAGCTAAAGTCTACTCCAAACAAATCAAGCTGTTTTACGTTATTCCAGTAGGCAAACGCTACCGCGTATGCAACCGTGTTGTTCAAGTAAGCGCACCTAGCTGCCTTTACAATCTCATTAATTGGGTATTCAACGATGCCTGGAACGCGCTCATCAAGCTCACATGAATAAATTGGAATTTCTAAATCGGGGAGTATTTTGCGCATGGCATCGGTTTGTTTGCCAGCATCCTTGGTGTCAAAAAACCGACTAGCGGGGTCCATCATAAACAAGCGGTCTAATTTATAAACGGCAGCTGAGCTACCACAACCCCAAGTTTCATCCCATTCGACCGAGTTTTCTGTGCCGATAACATAATCTATTTGGGATGTGCCCAGTCCAACAAGAGCAATATGAGCGCCCTTAATCTCTTTTATGGCCTTCACGAGACGCCTTGTCGAAGCGAATCATACCTGTATTCGTCGCGCTGCTTTCTGCCTTCGCTGAGGTTTTTCATCCTGGCCAATGCTTCTTTAAATCTGGCCTCAAAGTTCCCAATAACGTCTGGTGTCTCTTTTAAGAAAATTGCAGCTTCTACCAGGGTTCCGTAAAGCAGAGCTTCTGGGTAATCAGTAGAAAGCACAGTTGTGCCGGAATCAGAGCCAGCAGTTAAACTAGCCGGTTTGTAAAGGTAGTGAACTTCTACGGTATAAGCATCGTCAGGTATTGGGCTTAACTCAAACGCAGTATCGTCTAACAAACTGTAGTATTTTGGTCTGCCGGTAACGGTCGTTGTCGGGCTGTACTCCTTTATAAAACTTGGATGCTTGAAATCGAGATAATAATACTTGTTGCCCGATATAACCGCAGCGCTGAAAGGTGCATAAAAATCAGTTGGCGTTGCCAAAAAACGGTTCGATGCTGTTGTTGTGCCCTGCACATTCTTTCTTTGCACAGGCAGCTGCACATTATCAAATATGCGATTTTCTGACTCTTTGATTAACGTGTTGAGCTGCGTGGTAAATGTAGTCTCGCTCGACTCCATGTAATCTTGAACGGCCGTTTTTAATGTCGCCAGTGTAAAACTCATGTTATTTGTATGGTTACCTCCCCTACGCTACACTCCACTTCAAAGGTGTCGAGCACCGTCCCAAGTATACCATTGCCCACATTTGTATAAACCAAAAACCTGGTGTTGTCATCTGATGTATCTGGCCTGGCATTTTTTAATCCTTGCGGATCTGCTGGATACGGTTTGCGATCCAGCTGTGGGTGTTTTGGCGACCACTGATCAGGACCAACCAAAAGACCGTCCCAAGTCATTTTCATATCTCGTAGCTTGTAACGGAACCCTGTAATGTCACAAATTCCGTATGCTTTTGAACCGGATGCGCTGGCCATAATTAAGGAGTATTGTAGCCGCCAAGCTGAGGCGCTAGCCTAAAACTTGTTCGGTCTTCGTCTTGCGCCTTGGCGCGATCAAATTCTTCCTCGTAGAGCTGTTTTAGCATTCCCGTTTTTTCTGGCGCTTTTTTCAAGCTCATATAATAAGCCAGGCCAGCAGCTAAGCAGGGGTAAAACCGAAACGGCACATCTAAAGTATTTACGCCAACGTCTGCATCGTCCATCCTGGTCAAAACATTCATGTATACCGTATAGGTACTAGATTTATCAGGCACCGGCCAAACCGTAATGGTTGGTGTTAATTGCTTGTTCAGAAATACTTGATTGGGTTTACCGGTAGTAGCTTTAGTTGCTAAATGACTATATTCAGCTCTGCTCATTCGGTTTAACGGGATATCTACCGTGCTGTTGTTAATAGTTTCTCTAATATAAAAATCCAAAACATCAATTGGAGCTGTGGAGTTCGTACTATCAACATTATACGTTGCAGTATCTTTTGCCATGTCTACCGTTTTT